AAGTTGCCACCCCATCTGTTCTTCGGATGGAGCGACTCCCAGTACGCGCCTAACGGAGCAAGCGTCTGCTTGTCCCAAATAATCTTACCTTCCTTAAAGAAGTTGAGGTCAATAGCGCATCGCTTGAGGTGAATCGAATTCATAGTCTTAGAACGCCCAGCCTTTACATGAAGGGCTTGCTGTTCAGGAGTGCGGGCCAACTCACCACCAGTTACCATGAAGCCTTGCTCAGTGGCATACTGTATGAGTTTGCAGGCGTCCAAAAGGAACGCGGCTTGTTCTTGTGAGAGGCTCATTCTTTCCCCTTGCTGCGCATTTCCATAACCTTCTCGACCGTGCGTCCGCCAAAATACGCTGTCATAACCAGCATGCCCCACTGTCCAAGCAGTGTGACGTAGGCTTCAGCAATCCGGTAACCAGCACCGTCCAGCAGTGCAAACAGCAGGTATGCGCTCAATAAGTACACCAACGTGCCGGGGCGGATGTTCTTAGACAGCCACGAGTCAGAAGCCATGTCAGCCTTCCAACGCTCAGTGACGTTGTTATCCTGATTGGCCTGCGCTGCAAGTAGTGCTTCAAGTTCTTGCTGCTCTAGTTTGGCCTTTTCGATACCCAACTCAAGTAGCCGCTCCTCATGGTCGTACTGAAGTTGACGGAGTTTCTCAACGTCTGCTGACGTTGGGTTATCAGGAATCTTTACACCAAGGGTTTTTTCGACGACATCCTTACCTTTGGCTTGGATAGCAGAGGACAGTAGAGTAAGACCACTCTCTGCCAATGTACCCAACAATGCGCCTACGATTGGAACCATTACTGTCTCCCAGAAGTCATTTCGCTATCGCCCTTTTTGACAGTGACTTTTTCACCATCTACATGAACGCTCATCGGATCACGATCAGCCATACGGTCTAGGCGGTCAATTAACTGCTTCATAATTTCAAATTCAGGTTTATCTTGTTTTGGCGTTGCACCAGCCACGCCGTTGAGCATTGAGATAAGAGCAGTAAGGGACGCACCAAGTAGACCCATTACAGCAGCCATCTTGCCTTCTTCCAGCACAATAGATGCGCCGACACCCATCGCTACAATAATGGTGATGTAGATAAGGCCATGTTTACCAATGGCTTTGCCCGCTACTTCTTTAGCGGTCTCTATATAAGAGTCTTGTGTTTTATTATCTGACATCATTAACTCCTTGCATACTCAGCAATTAAATAAAACATGTACGACACAACCGAGATCACAAACAAAACTGATCCAACTATTAAGCCGTACAAAACAACCTTCTCCTTAAATTCCTGTCTCAATTTTCTAGCCTTTGCTTCAAGGCGTCTTTGCTGCGCTTCTTCCTCTGCCCTTTGTTCCCGAACCTTTCTACGTTCAAGTTGAAAGTCGTCCCACAATCCGGGGTAGGGGCATTGGTAAATAATCAGTTCCCTAAGTTCCGTTTCATACTGCTGCAACTGCCGCACCCGCATTACATTTTCCATCGCTTCGCTATCTACCGATAGCCTTTTTATGGGGTTCAATGAGCGTTCGTTACTAGCCTTTACGACTGCTTCCTTCGCTTCAAAGAAACTTCCAAGGTGGAATGTAACTTCGTGTGCAATTGAGTGTATGTCTTTAGCAGTTCCTTTCACATCCTTATATAGATTGATCGCAGCCTTTACTCCAGCAACTGCGGCTTGGGCGGTCGCAAAAGCCGAGATCGGATCCAATTACTGTGCCTCACTTATCAGCCTTATGGTCGATCTTCTTGAACAGTAGACCAACCATATCTTCAAGTTTTGTAAAGCCATCTTTCATGTCCTGCTTTAACTCAGACATGTCCTCCTTTACATCTTTGATGGCCTCCTTGAAGTCATCGCGTCGAACAAAATCCTCGTGCATTTTGGCGTCCATTGATCTGACATCCTTCTTCAAATCTTGAATGGCGTCCCAAATGATTTTCAGAATCCATCCGCCACAGAAGCCAGCGACGGCAACAGCCCAATTGAAAACCACCTGATCCATGATCCACCTTTCTGCACGAGGCCGTTGTTCATTTTGCTTTCTTCATGCACTTACCCATTGCCTTGCACTTAGCAGGACTTGGACAACCAGCGCATGGCTTGAATGTCATACCACCTTTGGCGTAACCCATCGGCTTTTTGGCGGGTGCTTTCTTCACACCGGGCTTCTTGTTCATCATGTCAAACTCCTTTAAGAACGATAGTTACGATAACGCCCGCCATACCCACTATCAAAGTACCGGCAGACCCAACCAAAATCATCTCCATGCGGTCAAGCCGCTTAACCAGCGTGCTGTACCGCTCCGCACCGATCACCTCATGGGCGATCAACTTTGCTTCAAGTTCCTTGACCGTTGCCATATTCAGCCTCACGAACTGCTTGAGTTTGGTCAATCACTGCCGGATAGTCAGACTCCTCCGGCAACTCAGGTTCAATAACCAGTATTCCTTCAGGCGGTACTTCCTCACAGCGCATCAATGCACCGTTAGGAAACATGACTAAAGGTTTGCGCATCATGCTAGAAACGTTCCTGAGGAAGTGAACGTGTGAATGGTGTAACCGCCAATAAAAGTTACAGTACCACCCGTACCTTTTTGCGGGCCGGGATAGCGAATGGCTACGAATCCAGAACCACCTGCTGCGCCAGCCGCTCCATCTGCACCGCCACCGCCACCAGACCCTGTATTGGCTGTTGCAGAAGTCGCGCCGCCGCCAGTACCACCAGTTCCACCGCCGCCTGATCCCCCAGCACCGCCAGTTCCACCGCGATAGGTTGCTCCACCGCCGCCGCCTGCACGAGTTACAGCACTACCTGTAATTGACGAGGAAACACCAGCGCCACCGTTACCTCCATTTGTGTTAGTACCAGCGGCTCCTACTCCTCCTGCTCCGCCACCGCCGCCCGATCCATAGTTAGGAGCACTCGTGGTAGTAGTACCCCCAGCAAAACCTTGACCTGTAGTCCCAGAACCACCGGTTTGTGTGCTACCGCCGGTCGCTCCTGCTCCACCACCAGACCCACCAGATCGACCATTTGCTTGGTTTGCTCCTGCTACTGAACCGCCACCGCCACCACCACCGGTGCTAGTGATACTGCCGAAAGTAGAATTAGAGCCGTCAGCACCGGCTGCTCCAGCAGTCGTAGCACCTGCACCGCCAGCGCCAACAACAACGGAGTAAGCAACAGAAGGAAAAACTAACTCCGAGTTTTCAATAACCGCGCCACCGCCAGAACTCTCTCCTGTAACTGAAGAACGATAACCTCCTGCGCCGCCACCTCCACCACCCGATGAATTAGAAGCGCCAAATCCACCGCCTGCACCGCCTGCAATAACAAGAAACTCAACGCGATATTTTCGAGGATAGTCGGCGTCGCCTTTCCCGTCACGAACTTGGCGGGCTGTCCAAATTCCGCTAGATGAAGAACCCATTACGAAATCTCCTCATACGAAACGACAATCTCAAGATCGCCGCTTGCTGAAGCCAGTGCAGTAATCTTGTCGCCTTCTTCAAGGTAGATTGACTTATTTAGAAGATCGAGCGTCGAGTCTGCTGGAACTTCTACAGTACTAGCAATCTTGTAGTTTGTTGTGTTATCTGCGTTATAAAACCCAACAGTAACATCTGCATTATTAGCGCCATCTACGTTGGCAACGAGAATCGTGTTTACCTTAAACACTTTGCCGCTACCAGCAGAGTTGGTTACGATGTCCGCACTTGAGGTGGTCAATGCCGCCCCAACGGTCTTACCCGTGATAGTTGCTACTGAAACGATATTTGGGGCTGCCATGATTTATCCTCCGAAAACGATTGTCATTGCGATTGCCTTACCTGTCGTTGCAGCGGCATCCGCTTTTTGAATTACTTCAGTAAAGAGCGCCGCTGTTGGGCGCAACTCAAACCGATCATTAGTGCTGTAAGCCCGCGCAGTTGTACCATCTTGTGCGCGTTCAACTGTCAGTGTGTCTGTAGACCGGGCTGTGACTTTGACAATCTCCAAGTTGTTGGAGGTATCAATCAAAGTGGCGAAGAAGTAGTCACCAGCACTGAGCGTAGGAAACCGAGCGCCTTCGCCTGACTTCAGCACAATAGTGGTCGCGCTGCTGTTAATACCAGCATTGAGCGAACTGAAAGCATTGTTGGTGACTTTAAGGCCCATGATTACTCCTGAACAGGAACTTCTACCCAGTTGCCTGCGGTGTCATCCCAGCGGTAAATCTTGCCGTCCTCTGGGTACTGAGTGGGGGCTACCCACAAACATGTTTGTTCGTCCAAGACCCAACGGCTGTATGGCTTCGGTGGGATGAACGCATCACGCTCGCGGTCGTAAGTGTAGCCAACACCTGCGTAGTTCTTACGCAGTGCTTTACTCTGGTCAGCCGACGGTGTGTTGGAATCAGGTTGGTAGTGCACACCACCACGGGTGTTATACGAAGTCTGAATCCACTCGCCGGGAGACGAGTCTACGAACGTGTCGAAAAATTCTGGCTCTGCCACAATCACTTGTGTCACGATGCCGTCTTGTACTTTTGCAAAATGTGCCATTGCTTACTCCTGTTATGCCGTAAATGTTCCAGAGGATGTGAAGGTATGGTAGAAATAGCCCCCCGACTGGGTTACTGTACCGCCAGACCCACGTTGTGTCGCACTTTGATAACGAAGGATTACAATACCGGAACCTCCATTCTTACCGGCTAATCCTGCACCGCCGCCACCGCCGGTGTTGGCTGCTCCCGCCGTATTACTGCCAGAAGTGCCGCCAGTCCCAGTACCCCCCGCACCACCGCCTCCAGTACCGCCAGTCGCTACTGTTCCACTATAAGAACCTCCAGCGCCACCACCTGCATAAGTTGTGCCATTCGACCATTGGAGGCCATTTCCGCCATTACCACCTTTATTACTAGAGCCATCGCCGCCAGCAGTATCTGCGCCGCCACCGCCACCGCCGCCATCAGCGGTATTTTGATACCATCCCCTACCACCATTCTTACCTTGTCCAGCAGTACCAGTACCGGCGTTATTGGCTAGAGAACCGCCGCCGCCTGCTCCAGCGCCGCCGCCGCCAGAACCACCAGAACCGCCAGTATCAGGACTTTGAGTTTGGTACGCACCATATCCACCACCAAGTGCAGTAGTCACACCAGTAATTGATGAATTACTTCCGTTAGTAGCGCTAGTGCTTGTATTTGGTGAACCAGTGCCGCCTGAACCAACGTTAACGGTGTAACTTGTTGCTGGAGTTGCCGTAAACGTAGATGCTAAATATCCGCCTGCACCGCCGCCAGCAGCGCCATTACTCGAACCGGCCCCGCCGCCGCCAGCAACTACAAGGTACTCAATAGTGTAATTAGCCGCTTCGGAAAACTTACGCCACACACTACTAGCAGCGTCATACCACTCAGGCTCGTTAATAGTAGTGTTGAAACGAATCATGCCGGAACCGGGCGAACCGGGTCGTTGAGCAGTTGTACCGGCAGGAAGGTCAAAGTAGCCGGTTGAACTGTTGGCTTGGTCACTAACAGAAGTTGGGGTAACGGAGGAGATTGACTCCCACGATGCGTTTGTACCATCGGTCTTGAGGTACTTACCTGCATTACCGGTTTGTGTTGGCAACGCTTGAGTAGCATCAAGAAAGGTCTGAGCAGTCAGACGAATCTCAATGCGATCACCAGCCGAGTACGCACGAGCCGTTGTAGACTCCTGCGCACGAACGACTGTCAGTACGTCAGTTGAGCGAGCCGTACACTTTACAATCTCAAGATTGTTACTGGTGTCAATTAAGGTAGCGTAGAAATAATCCCCAGCACCAAGAGAGGGGAATCTAGCACCCTGACCAGTAGTCAGCGTGATGCTTGTCCCGCTGCTAGTAATACTAGAAGCGAGCGTAGCAAACGCGTTGTTAGCGACTTTGATCCCCATTCCCTACTCCTTAGTTTACAGTCACAGTCCAAGTGATACCCAGCGTATCGGCAGCGCCTTTGTTAATCACCGAGAACACTGTACGACAAAGCATTGTGCCGCCAGACGAGGCATTGAAAATACCAGCCTCAGTGATTGCGCCAGTACCAGTACCGGCAGGGAAAGTCGCTACATACGCTACGCTGTTGGTTGTGACAGTAGTAGAGGTTAACGATACACGACCTGCTTGAGTCTCAAGAGCAGTGTCACCAGCAGCCGCAGCCGTAGTGCCAGTGCCGATACCCATATGCGACATTGCCGCATCGGTCGTATCTTTCATACGTGAAGCGATAAAGTTTTTACCTGTGGTAACCACAAGGTTCTTAAACTCCTGCTCCTCTTTAACTTTACCGTCCGGGCCGGTAACGACGATCTTGAGATCGCCAGTAACTTTAATGGAATCTTGCAACATGTTTCTCTCCTTAATTGAGTTGGTTGCCGTTTACTTGGTATCCAGCAAAAGTGTACTCCGACTCCGTGCGGATCGTATAAACGATACCAGCATTGGGGTTGGTTGTCAGTACAAACTCGCCGTTCACCAATGGTTCATGGATTAGGTGGGCGTTCAATACACCCGGCACTGCCGAGTAAGCGAACTTCTCATCAGAAGCGAACGCAAAGTCAACAAACGGTACGGTGTTACCCGGTATAAAGTTAGTGACCAGCACATCGCTCGTTGTAGCCGTGTCGATCAGTACCTTCGTAACCGCGAATGTATTGATAGCATCGGCTGGTGTAAAACTGTCGGTTACATACTTACCCACAGCGAACGTGTTGATCGCATCGGTCGGTGTAGAAACCGAGTCCGTAAGAACTTTACCCGGTGTCAACGCAGTAGTATCTGAGGCCGACGCTGTATCAGTAACTACTTTACCGATGTCCGCTACCTTTGCATCAGAACCTGACACAGAGTCTGTAAGGTCTGGCTTGGTGATACTCTTAGCATCGGCATCGGTTACAGAGGCTGTATCTGAGCGACTGGTGTCCAAGGAGAACGCTTGCGCGTCTGCCATTGTTACAGGGTCTGGGTCAGCATCTGCGTCGGTTACGTCATAGTCAAACTCGTACCCCGGTGTTTTCGCCACAAATTCAGTCATAGTGACCGAATCAGTCAAGACTTTATCGACTGCGAATGTATCGACAGCATCCGTTGCCGCGACGGTATCACTCGGGTTTTTACCTATATCGAAGGTATTGAGTGTATCCGCAGCGGTGACGGAATCTGTCTTACCCAACACAGGTGCGCGGAACGAATCGTCCGTTGCTGCTATGGAGTCAGCCACATCTGGTCGAGTAAGTTCTTTGGCTGCCGCGTCTGTGATAGACGCAGAATCAGCAATAACTTTGTCTGTGTTGAACTCGGTAATTACCTCAGTCGCTGCTGCCGAGTCCGTCAGATTCTTACCAACATCTTTAGTATTGATCGCCTCAGATGTTGAAACTGCATCCGTAGATACTTGCCCAACAGTTTTAGCGTCAGCGTCTGCCGCCGCCGCTGCATCAGTTAGGGTTTTCCCTACTGCTTTGGCGTCAGCATCTGCAATGTTGATCGGATCGGGGTCAGTATCAGGGTCGGTAGGATCAAAATCCACCGTGCCGTTGAATATCTTGACGCTGTTTTCAACAATCGCTACAGAGTCAACCGCGACTGCATCGAGCGCAAACGATACGTTATTGGCATCCGTTACCGTAACAACATCCACCAGCACCTTAGTAACATCCAAGGCACGGAAATCAGAAGGTAAAACAGTTTCAGATGTAAGCGGAGTGAGCGGTACAACAAACACCGACATGCGCACCTGCGGTGCAACATACGGTGTGACCGAGATGCTGCCGATAGATGCCGATACCGAAGGCGTCACTGCCGAGACGGCAGCAGCCAATACGGTAGTAGCGACGGCAGAAACTCGTACAATCGGCATTAGAAACTACTCCTAACGGTAAACCGGATAGTGTCAAATACGGTTTGAATTTGCCCATTAAAACTAATCGAGACCTCGCCTTCATACATGCCGGGGTCTACATCCAACACGCCGCCGGTGAAGTCAAACTGTATCTGCCCAGTTGCACCAGTACCAACTTTGGAACAGGTAATCGTAGAGAGCAGTGTAGTAGTGCCAGCCTCGCGGAACTTGATAAAGATACTTGTGGTTGGTGCAGACAAGTCGATGGCAGAACCAGTTACATCATCCGTCAAAGTAAGGATAATGACTGGCCTTTCGTCGCCTTTTACTAATCGGATGACATCAAGTGCTGCCATATTATCCTCACGCTAAGGGGCGCATCTGCACGGACATCGAGGCGCGTGCCGCGCCAATGTTCGCCCTTGCTCTGCGTTCAGTTGTTTTAGAAAGATACTGCTTAGCATGATACGTCGCCAACTCGCGGTCGCTCCAATTCTTGTTGGGCATGACCAGCAGATGTTGCAGCGCACCGTGCATGATGACGTTTTCAAGATCATCGAACACCGACTTGTCCATCCCTGTCGCTGTACGTAGCGGCTTCAAGACCACGATCATCTTCAGCGTATACAGTGTCAGCGCATCAGGAGACGGAGCAACTACAAAATTGTCTGGGTCTAGTTGGCAGATATAGCGCGGTGTAGACCGTTGATCTGGATCAAGATCAGGCCAGTTGGGATACCGGTTGTACAACTGCTCCAAAGTAACAGGCTCAAGCGGCGAGCCATTAACGGCTGCGGTCAAGAACGCATGCACCTCAGTTTGAAGCGGGTTGTTGTACGGATACTCGTAGACGCCGGGGGTAAGCGGAGTCAATGGCTGCTCATAGCGCCACGCCAAAGTGCGCTCGCACGTTTCAATCGCCACATCACGAACATGTTGCTCGATGATTGGCTGTGGGCAACCGGGCACACTGGGAGCCAAGCGATTAACCAGAGACATGAAAGTGCGTGTACTCATGATGCGATCACCTGTTCACCGGGTATGCCAGATTCCTCGGTGTCGGTCAGAGTCCGTGACTGTGCGTTTACACCCAAGGCTTGGGTAAACGACTGCTGGAACAACTGGGCACGGTTAGAGTTCACATGCTCGTTATCAACTGACTCAGCCAAGAAAACTGTGCCGTCAACTACCACAGGGAAGAACGCGTCTGGCAGCAAAGCCACCGTCTGTGTCCCAAGATAGTTAGGCGGGGTTTGAGAATACTCGCCAATCAAAATCTGATTTGCGGGGGCTTTGGGGTAGATGAAGAACTTGTTGGGGTTACGCACATGGCGCATCCAGTTGACCGTCGCCGCAGCGGGGTCGTTCATCCAACCGGGGTAAGTCTGGTCAAGGGTAGTGCGGTCAACCTCAGTGACGCCGTTACCGTCCTTGACTTGGAAAATCTCAATGATGCGAAGGGAGTCTGTAGGCGGAGACTGGAGAACTTGCCCCGCTGTACAAGGAATCTCACCGATGTAAGCAAAGAGGTCAGGACGCAGCACCGCCATCCGCTTGAGCGTCTGGTTGGCAAAACCCAACATCACCGTATCGCTATAACGCTGCGGTGAGTTGATGTCTTGGATGAGGCGTCGTGCCTCTGTGATTACTTCGTTGAGTGTCATTCGGGTAATCCCTTAGAGGCTTCAGCGTTAAGTTCCACATTCTCGACAGGCGGCTCAACAGGAATCTGCTCGACAGGAGTTTCAAGTTGTAGACCCGACTTACGGCCTTTTTGTTTCTTCGGAATGAACTTCTCAGGGAAGGCTTCTTCCTCAGTAATTTCTTCGCAGGCAGGGTTCTCTGCCAGAATCTCATTCCATTCGTAAATGAAACCACTACGGTCGCGTAGGTATCGCATCCTGCTCTCCTATCTATATTTAGCCGTCTTACTTGCTATTTTAGCGGGCTGTTTTACAAACTGTTGACCTTTTGCTTTACCTTCACGTTTTGCTTTGGTAGTCGCCGCATACTCTGCGGGAGTCAACGCCTTAATTGCCTTCTCTGGCAAATACCGCTCCCCAGTCTTACTGGAGGGCTTACCACTTTTGGTACGCCACTTCTGGTCAGTCCACTCTTTGAGGGATTTCTGTGGGGCTTTCAATCTTTGTACCCCCCGCCAGAGGCTTTGTACTTCTTCGCCAACAACTGTGCCTTACGAGCAGACCACTGTCCAGCAGCAGTCCCCTGCGTATTCGCTGCTTTAATCTGGTTGAACAGCCGCTTACGCAACTCAGGCTTAGTGTAGTTGCCAGCAGCGTTCACTTTGGATTTTGTCTTGGCTACCATTTGACTTTATCCGCCCAGTAAGCCGCAGACATCTTGCCCTTGGCGATATTCTTTGCATGCCGCGCCTTAAATGACTCGCGGCGATTCTTGTAAGACTCAGACTCTCCCTGTTTCTTAGGAGAGCCAGATACACCTTGCTGCCCAAAGCGGATAGTCTTGACCTGTGCACCAGACTTCGCCACTACAACGTGGCTTTTTGTCGGGTGTCCCGGTGTACGCTTAGGCTGGTTGTACCCAGATACACCGGCGCGTTCGAGTCGTGGGTCTTTGGTAGCCATGATTACTGAGCAATAATTGCAGTGACTGACGTTGCCCCGCCAATATCACAGTAAATCCCGTTGGAGAAAATAAGTCCGCCTTCAGGAAGATTCCAAGTAACAACACCTTGCTTGGTGGTATCAAGTTCGAGTCTTACAGTACCAGAAGCGGATGTATTGTCGTAAAAATTTATATGCTGTAACGCACCCCCACCAGAGGTATACATCACACCAATAAGCCGTGCAGGCCCAGTAGTCATCAATACATCTGCATTAGTATGTATTGCTTGGGGTTCGCGTTTAGCAGCCATAATGCCTCCTTAGAAGAAAGGGGGCCGAAGCCCCCTTCGTCTTACGATGCTGATGCGTCAGCAACCAACGCCCAAACACGAACAACAGCAACATTGATCGCGTTGTTGTTTAGGGTCATGTCGATTGTGTCAGCAGCCGAGTAGTACTTACCATTGCTGTAACCAGCGATAGTGTTTGGCGTACCTTCGGTGAGTGCCAGCGACATCACACCAGAACCAACAGAGTTCAGGTCAACGTCGTTCAGGTAGCCGTCAGCATCGCTGCCGTCACCCAAATCAAACGTAGCAGTTGCACCTTCAGCAGTGGTCACATCGTAGCCAACGCGCATCACCAAAGTTTTTGCCGGTACAGGAATCACTTCCAGAACATCGCCAGAAGCCAGAGCAGTAACGCCAGCGGCGCTACGTGCAGCAGCAATCTTTGCGAAGTCAAGGACGACTTCCATACGGGTTACTTTGGTAAGACCGTCAGCGCGAAGCGCTGCTGAGCCTTTATTAAAGCCGAGAGAATCGGTATAAGTTGCCATTTCAAATCTCCTAAAAAGTTACGAGGGGGAGCCGAAGCCCCCCGACTGATTACGACAGAGTAACAATACCTTGAGCCAGTGCCTCAGGCTTAATCACTTTGTAGCCGTAAACTTGCAGGCCACGGATGATGTTGCCGAAGGTTGACTCAGCGCGGATGGACTCCATCTCAGTCATCTGAGAGGCAAAAGTAAAGCCCATCTTATGACCAGCGATGAGGCTGAACTTACCGCTTGCGTTGCTCAGGTTGTGGCTCATGTACACAGTGAAGCGGTCGATCATACCGAGACGACCGTTACGGAGTACAGACACGCTGTCGCCAGTCAACGAAGCATCCTTCAGGTCAGACTTCTTAATCAGACCAGCCATCTTGGCAGGAATGATAATGAAGCGGTCGCTTTCAGGAGCGTTTGCTTCGTCAAGAACAGTACCCATGTCAACGATGTACTCAAGCACGTTGGTCTTGGTGATAGCGATAGGCGAACCAGTCGTACCCAAGTCAATGTTGCCGGAGATACGGCCTGCGGTAGCACCTTTGTTTAGGGCAGAGATGTCTGGCAGGATGTCAGTCAGCACGCGCTGGTCGATCTTGATCTTCATACGCTCGGAAGCGTCCTTCGACCAAGTGTCCATCATGTTGATGTCCGACTGAACCTTGTCCACATCGTCCTCAACGCAAGCGAAGTACTCGCCCTTGTCGATGACCAATTGGATTTTTGGCTTGTCAGGATTCTCAACGCTCAGCGTTTGACCTTTGACATAGGTCTTGATGGTGATTTCCGGGGTGGTACGGATGTTAACCGTATCGCCCATACGACGGATTTCACCTTCGTAGTTGGTATTCGAGATTGCTGCGAGCACGGTGGCATCGTAGAAATTCTCGATCAGTTTACCCGACCAGATTTCGGGAATGAAGTTGCCCGAATAGTTCGGACGGCCTTGAGAGACGGGAAATCCCATGATAAAACTCCTCTAATCAAGCGTTTGCAAGTATGCGACCGTCTCGCTGTGCAGCGAAAATGTCGCGTTCAATGCGGTCACGCTCTGCCTCACGCCCTTTGTACTTACCCTGACGAACATCGTTAAAGAAGGTTTTGATGTCATCAGGCGAGTATGTCTTGGCGTTTGAACCTGTTGGCGCACCAGTGCTCCGGCCTTTACCGGGGGTTACTTGGCGCTCAAGTTCAGAAGCAGCATCATGCCGACGAGTGTTTTGAGCAGCATTGGCTTGTCCAGTTATCTCAAGCCAAGACCGGAAGAAATTACCAACCCGGCGCACATCGAGGGTGTTTTGCGCATCCTCAAGAATGGTTTGACGGCTGATACCAGTCAGAGGGTCAACTTCGAGGAGCCAAGTCTTAAAGTCCTCGTCCTCGTTGATGTCTCTCCAATTGGGAACTATCGAAGTCAAATCCATCCAAAATCGCTGTTCAGCAGTCATGGCTTGTTGATGGGCTAGGTTTTTAACCTGCGGCACAACATTTACCTGTAACTGTTGAAGCATCCGTTCAATCTGAACAATTTTCTGGGCTACAGGAATCAACTCCTCACGGGTCACGCGACGCATGACATCCAGTGATTCGCCGTATTCCTCTTGGTCTTTGTCCGTAATCAGAGCCTGAATTTCAGGTTGGTTAGCAGGACGACCAGCAGCCTGTTGTGCAGACAGGGTTGCCAGCAACTGCTCCATCTGCTGTAGACGGCCTGTAAGTTCCTTGTTGTGCTGATGCAAACGTGGAACCTCGGCGTTGTACATGCCTTGGAGTGTGCGGTATTTCTGAGTCAGTGTTTCGTCTGAGCCTTTTCCGTCATCGTTTGTGTGCTCACCACTAGATGACTGAGCAGCATTGTTCGTTGCAGAATTCTCGTCGGCAGGCGGAGTACTGTTGTCCACATTCTCAGTGGGCGGAGTTCCACCATCGGCGGGCGGATTTTGTCCCTCGCCATTGGTTCCATCACCATTGAGTTGTTTGTACAGTTCTTGAACTGCCTCGGTCTGTTTACGAATTTGCTCTGGAAGTGCCATGATTAAACGCTCCTATCGGTATGCGTGGATTAGACGGCGAGTCATATCAGTGAGACTTTGCCGCTAGTTCAGGGGACTCTTTGACGAGTTTGTAAATCTCGCCCAAAACTTGGCATCGCCCCTGCATCAATGCCGCGT